GCTTTCTGTAGCTTGTCACCAGACGCTTCAATAGCTTTTCTCAGGCTATTGAGGGCATCGAACATGCCCCCACCCATATCTAGTGCTGTACCTATTACCATTTATTGTCCTCGGTTTCGTAACTATCTTACAATTACTCTACCTTTGTTAATCTTGCGAAGGGGTCCATATATCTTCGACATAATATAAGTTCGGTAGTTGTCAGGAGGAAGCTCCTTATTCTTATATAGATTAACTAGCGATCCTGGTGAATATTCTCCTGGCAAGGGAACCCTTATTCCTGTGAGAAGCTCATTGCCAGTCTTAGCGTCTCTGGTAATTGGCTCCAAAAGCAAGAAGAGCCTCTCCTCTCTAGACCCCATCCCTGTTCCAAGTTTATATCGGAAAAATATAAAGTCCCCTGCCGTAGCACAGGAGTGCGACTTGGGGACCATCTTAACGTCCTCTTTAGGATCTATCGCTGTCTGTAGAAAAAAATTAGTAAGTTGTGTTGAAAATCTTGCCATAGGTTCTTATTATATATAAATTCAAATAGATACACATGAACAATAGTAACCTAGACATTGACATAATTGATTTTCTGGACTTGATAAATGAGACACTTAGTTATTCATTCGTAGAACGCTGGAGACATAAGTACTCTGAAAAGTTTATTAAGCACTTTCAAATCAAGGTTCTTGAATCAATGAACAAGCAGAAGCCTATCAAGATAGAAATGTTATATAACTATCTAACGAAGAAGTGTAAGTACTCACAAGAGCAAGTTCTCAACTTCTTCGACACTATTGACATCGAAATATATAGGCCCTTTATTTACGGGACTTTGAAGAAGAAGCCTTCTTTTTAGCTTTAAGCTCGTCTATTGTCTTGTTTACTTCCTGCATTGTGCAGAATTCAGGACATGCAGTCTTATAAGCACACCAGTTACAGTACTCGTTTCTGCTAGGCTTTAGCTCGTCTTTCTTCTTCTTGCGTATCTTCCAGACCTCATCAATGATCTTTCTAACATGAGCGTTGATCTGGGGAACTGAGTACTGCACGAAGACGAAGTTATTAGTCAGGGGATAGTAGTGTGCAGCCACTACACTAGAGATAGGCACTTCATACAGCTTACTGATGGCGTAGACGTAACCTTTAAGCTGTGAGTCTTGGTATAGCTCAACCTTGCTCTTCTCTCTCTTAGAAGTCTTGTAGTCGATAATTAAGTAACCACCGTCCTTCCCCTTAACTACACGGTCGATAATGCCGTTTAGTGTAATGTCATCTTTGACGGGCACTTCGAAGACTAGCTCTGTGGCTACCGTCTCCTCCAGCTTGGGGTTGAACTTCAGAAAATTGTCGATACATTTTAAATCTTTGCCCTCATACTTCTTTGATACCTTGTATGTGCCCTTCACCTCTTCAGCGATCTGAACAAGCTCCTTCTGGGTTGTTGCGTTCACACCGTCCTCTAGGACCTTGTGGATGTAAGAGCCAAAGTGGAGAGCCTCTGTATTGGTCTCTTCAGGTTCAGGAAGCCGCTCGACGTAGCGATAGCGGTATTTCAACTGGCATTGTTTAAAAGTTTGGAATTTTGATTCGGATATTGTTTTTATGTACATTATAGCACCTCAGTTTATTAAAGACTATTTACTTGAGAACTTCAGCAATAAAGGCAAACTCTCTGCTAGTGGGCGTGAGTTTGTCATGGAGTCCATCTTCGTGAATAATGATTGGAAGAAGCACCTTAGCATCAATGTAGATAGTGGTCTATGGCAGTGTTTTAAGACTGGACGCTCTGGAAACTTTATCAGTTTGTACTCCCACGCAGAAGGTGTGCCTTACTTCCGAGCCCAACGAGATCTTATTATCAAGAACTTTGAGTTCCTTGGAGAGGAGATTCCCGAATTAGATAGACCTGAGATGCAGTTGGAACTGGACACATCCAAGCTTATCCCCATCAATCTAAACTCCGCAACCTCAAACGATCCCAAGGTGCTGAGTGCTTGGAGTTTCTTGTTTGGCAGGAACTTGTTTGACCTGAAGGAGGAAGAGGAGGCTCCGTACTACCTATGCACCGAGGGCAGGTTTGCAGATAGGATCATTATCCCCTTCATGAGCTTTGATGGTGATGTTTATTATTTCCAGGGACGAACCATTACCGACCAGTCGCCAAAGTATTTGAATCCTTCAACGGACATCGCGCCTAAGCCTTCGGACATTCTTTACCCTTACTACGACTCGGACGAGGATGGAGAGTATGTGGTTGTCTGTGAGGGGCCTCTAGATGCTCGCTCTCTGCAACTTCAGGGGGTAAACGCTACCGCTACCATCGGAAGCTCAATCAGCCCTAGACAAGCGGAGATCCTCGCTACGTTCAAAGGTAAGATTATCCTAGGCTACGACAACGATGAAGCAGGACAGAGAGGGATTGAGAAATTCGATAGGACTAGAAAACAAATGAGGATGGAGAGCTTTGAAGTGTGCCCTCCACCCTCAGGATACAAAGATTGGAATGAAGCCCATATTGCGGGGATCAATCTAGAAGAGTGGATCTTAGAGAAGACTCAATCTTATGATTTCGAGTATCAGATTAGTACTCAACTATATTCGGATTGAATCTATCACATTGAGTATGTGCTTGACTCAATAAATCCGCAATATGTGAGGCTAGACTGGCCGATGTGTCCAAGACCGTATTATATGTTCCTGGCTGTTTTCCAATAATACCGTTTGCGGTTTGTTGACAATTATACTCAGTGTCAGTAGCATCTTGCCAAGCTCTCCTTTCATAACCTACAGCACTAGTGGTGAAAGTTCCTGAAGTACCTAATCCTCCCGAAGCGGAATCGCTATAGACTGCAAGTTGTTGCGGCTGGTATAACCCGCTGCAATAGGAAGCGAATTCCTTGTCTTCAATCACCTGCACCGTATAATTAATATCCACATAATTATAGGAAACTAAAGGAGCCCCCGAAGCAGGGTTCCCTTGAGGCATACTCTCGTAAACCCACTTTCTTTGATACATCCCATTTAGGACTTGGACATGAGTGTGCCATGTTCCGAACTCGCAAGCACTAGAATCGCCTGAAGCGTTTAGTTGCACGGTAACTTGATTAGATGCGGCAACATAATCGCTACCGTCTTGAATTGGTTGTCTTGATGGGGGCATAATTTAATCCTCTAGAATATGTACCCCCGTACTGTATTTTTTTTATATTATTTTATGTTAATTTAGCTAACCATAAAATACATAGGTTGTGATTTGATCTTTTGAGTTAGGAAATCGTAGTAAACTTCGACTACATAAGTTCCTGGAGTTACCGCATCACCTGCTCCACCAAAGGGATAGATGATCGTATTGTCCCCCGTCACTCTAATATTAGCGTCATCCGTGGTAAACGCCACTGAAGTTGGGACTGCTGTGCCATCCACCACCCGATTAATTACTATGCTGGGGTTTTGGATTCCGTAGTCTTGAATGATATTTCTTACGGATTCGGTTAGGTTCCTATTATCAACTGTAATTTCTGTAGTAATAACTAGATCTTGCATCGTAGCTTTAGTTCCTACATTAAGGTGCTTTGTAGATAAGCGATTACTTGTAGTCAGAAGAAGTGGTTCTGTTAGAGTTATGAAGGTATCGTTGTATAACGTGAAGTTATTTATAAATACTTGATAGTCGGAAGTAGCAAAGAGCTTAACAGTCCACACATCAATATATTCAGTAACAGCAGATGCGCTGTTTTGAACTGTTTCTCCTTGCTGGTATGGATAATTTAGATTAAATCCTCCCGATAGATCAACTTCTCCATCTAGAACGGCAACATAATCGCCTGAGCTTACGCGATAGATGCCACTCGCTTGGGTTCCAGGGATGTATTCAGGAAAATAGGCAGCATTCTCCAGGTTGTTTGAAGTTACCCTAGGCGCATTTTCCCCTGTCTCTCCTCCATCATGACCATTGGCATTAGAGGGATCTCCTGAAATAGCGAAGCTCATGACAACGCCCGTAGGGGACATGGAAAGTCCCGTCTTAACTATTTGACTCGAAGGCTCTAATACACTACTAGGACTGGCGTTTGCAAGTCGAGCAAAGATTGTGCAAGCACTAACATCATAAGGATCAAAATAAGCCCCATTGTTTAAAAACTGTGTACGAATGGCGACTTTAGACCCTACACTCGGTCTGCCATACCTGTCTACTAGATTAGTTCCGTTTAATTGCATCGTTTTCTCTCTCTACATCCTCCTTTAGGAGTTGAAGGAATATTGTTCTCTCTGTGCGGGTCATTTCCCTCACATCACTGTATGTGAAGTTAGCCCTCTTTACCAATATATAGGCTTCTAGAAGAAGATTATCTAAATCAATTACATCTTCTAGTTCACATCGAAAAAATTTGCATCTATTGGTAGGTCAACGACCGATACCCCTCCGCAGGATCCACACTGAAATTTAATCATTGTGTCTAATCCAAAATCAGTTTTTAGAGAATTAAGAATAAAGCGAACATCCCTCAGGGGAAGCTTATCCACCACAGCAGAAATCACAGACTTATCGGTGTGACCATCAATATCCACTACAAACCGCCATAGTTGGTCGAGTGCGTTGGATGCGTTGCCGATGTACTTTTCGTCTTTTACCCGTGGCAATCTAATATGCGCCGTTTTGTTGAGACCCTCTAAGTGTATCTCAATAGGGTCTGAAAAATCATCGGGAACAGGATTAACATTTAAAGTAGAAAGCTTAACTGTAGTAGGATTCTCAGCTTTACAGTGCTGACAGATAAGAAGCGTATTGTACTCGTCACCATAAGAAAGCTCTCTAAGCTTCATGATGAGATAGAGCTTGTCCATGGGAAGAAGGTCTGGAACTTTGATATTGCTCACGCATCGCTGAAGAATAAGATTAATAGGATCATCATCCGTTTTTGCACTTACGAGATGTTTCTCGTCTTCAAAGGTCATTGGCCTCAAAGTGATAGGCATATCTTTATCCTCTAAAGTGTAGAGTTTGTTCTCTGAAGGTAACTCAACCTCAATCGCTGCGTCTGAGGGCAACTCTTTTAATAACTCATCAACAATTTCTTGTTTGGCCGCTGTAACTGCGGGACTTTGCTCTAACATAATGTTCTCCTAGGGTTTTAGCCTAAACTATAATAGTGTGTGAAAATATTTGTAAACACTCTAAATGCTCGCATTGAGACCGATAATCCAAAACTCTTAAAAGCTCTTTATGAATTGTATTCTTTTAAGGTTCCTGGCGCGGAGTACTCAACTGCATACAAGCGCAAGCACTGGGATGGCAAACAACACTTCTTATCTAGGTCAGGAGTGTTCAGAAGTGGATTATTAGACAGTGTATTGAAAAACTTGGCTAAAATTGAATGCGAGCCAGAAGTGATTTATGAGACCTCTACAAGCATAAAACCTAAATCTTGGGATATGGAGGGGTTTACCTACTATGACTACCAAAAAGAGCTAATTGAGGTTGCTCTAGAAAAACAGAGAGGAATCGTAAAATCGCCTACAGGGTCAGGAAAAACGCTAATTATGGCTGGATTGGTGAAAGCTCTTGCTGGGAGGAAGATGGTGCTACTTTTCAATGCAAAACAGCTTTTGACACAAAGCTATGATTTCCTCACTAAAACTTGTGGAATGGACAATATTGGCCTTTGCTACGGTGAAGGTTACATTTATGGAGATATCATGCTTTGCACCGTTCAAAGCATTGAAAAAATCCTCGACACTCACTTGGAGGAAGTGGAAGTTTTAATGGTGGATGAGTGCCATGAGTTCGCTAATGGGAAGATTACGCTCCCAACCATCAGGAGCTTCCCTAACGCCCTGTATCGCGTTGGATTCACCGCAACGCCTCCGAACGAGCCGATACCCCGAAACAACCTTGAGGGCGCTCTAGGAGCCGTGTAGGAGGTTGTGAACACTTCAGCCCTCGTAGACTCAGGGAAACTAACCAAACCACTCATTCAACTAATAGATAGAACGTATGATGCCAGCGGTTTAGATGAAGACATGTCTTACTTGGATGTGTATGAAGAATACATTGTTAACAACGATGAAAGAAATAATAAAATAAAGGAGATAGCGGATGACATCAGAAACAAAAACAAGAATGCTCGTATACTTATACTTACCCGTAGCCTTGACCACGGAAGAACCCTGGAAGACATACTTGGAGGCCAGTGCGAGTTCTTGGAAGGGGATGATTCCATCGGAGAAAGGTATAAAGCTATATCTAGATTCAGAGGATGTCGAGGACCTAGCATCCTCATTGGTACTAAAATCCTCCAAACAGGGGTTAACATTGAAGAAATCACCCACTTCATAAACGCGAGAGGAATGAAGTCCGAGATTGCAACATTACAAGCTTTAGGTCGAGCATTAAGAAGGCACGACTCTAAGCAAGAAGTATATGTATATGATTTTATGGATAAAGAAAAATATTTAGAAGATCATTCGAGAGCACGAAAACGTCACTATGAAAAAGAAGGCCACAAGGTAATAGTAGTATGATAAAAGTTATTGATGATTTTTATAAACAAACGGATGTTCTTGATGACCTCTATCGTCATTTTTATTATGCAGGTCAGTGGCAGTTTGATTTCTTTCCTCATAATTATGTGTGGAAAGAAAAACAATCCAGCGACCTGGAGTCCAAGATCTGTCAATTAATACGCAGACTCTGCGTAAAAGAGCCCAGCTTTTCAGGAAAGGGATACGAAGTGTGGGCAAACGTACTAGACAAGGACAATGACCACCTACATCACCATGTTGACTGCGAAGAAGCAGTAAAAGACGAGCTTGTACCTGCCAAAATGACTGCTACGATATACCTCGGGTCAGAAGATGATCTGGAAGGTGGAGAGTTAGTCTTAGATACTCAAGAGTACGTCCCCTCCACAGAGTTTTATAGTAACATTTATAGTTTAGTGGACGAGGTTAAACAAAACAAACTAAATAACTGGATTACAATTCCTTACAAGTATAATAGGATTGTCCTATTTGATGGAAATTATCCACACGCGGTTCTTCCTATTAAGAATATTAAACAAGGAAATTCAAGAATCACTCTCACGATAAGTTCGTGGGACAAAAAAATAAAGGTAGTAAGATGAAGACTAGAGAAACAATAAAGAAGGAAGCATCCAAGATCTCCGAACAAGACATCAAGACATTACAGGCAACAGTTGAAGAGATCAATATGATTTTACATCAAAAAACCATCAACGAAGAACTCCTGACAAAGCTAACCAATATACTAACAACCATTAACGCACTAAGAGATAATTACATCTGGCGAATGCTGAGAGCAGCAAAGCAAAACCACATGCTTGATTAGTTGTTTACGCCAGGAATCTCAATATCAGGGTTCTGTAGTTTTAACTTCAGGCCCCAATTTTCCATATCCCGCTTGGTCCACTGCTCTTCCAAGCTTGCTTCTAGTAAATCCAGCTTATTATGAATTAAGGTTAGTTGGCTACTAATCCAAACCACACCACCACAGAGGGCGATCACCATACCCAAAGGCATTAAAGTATCTTTTGAAATCGTCATTTTTTTATCTTGTGTGGTCATTACTTAAGCCTTTTAACAGTTACGGTTGTTCCTATTTGTGCTGCTGTAGTTTGTGCTGAAGTTGCTTCATAAGTAACATCCACGGTATCGTCAATAGCAGCAGTAAATATTGCGGAGATTGTTCTTTCAACAGGATCAACCGTCGTGTGAGCCCTAGGTGTGGCGGTATTTACTGGGGTTCCTTCTTTATTAATATGCAGTTCAATTAACGTAGACCCGCCTTCAAAAAAGATTCTTCCTACACACTCGTAAGTACCTGCTTTTTTTACAATAAATTGTTTAGCAGAATCATCCCAAGAAATATCATCGGTATCTGATACAACTTGAGTAGGGGTATTTGAATATCCAACTTTCTGTTCGTCAGAGGAAGCCGCGTCATCTGCGGTTAGTTGAATATAAGCGAAAGGCAGGGGAATAGGACACTGCGTTCCATTAACAGTAAAGCTTGTAGCCTTTACTGTTAAGTCGGTAGTAACAACTTGTTTACCTGTAAGATTCAACTGCGACATCCCAGCTTCAGGAGAGATATATCCTGTAGTAGGACTAAAAACTAACCCCACAGCCTCCTGAGCAGCCCCAGAGACTCCCGAAGCTAACTCACCTACTAGAATACTAGAACCAAGACTTGAAACAGAGGTTGCGCCCGTTCCTCCCAGTTCTTGAGGAATAACATCGGTTCCTGAAACAAACTCCGCAAAGTTAGTTACATTTCCACCCTCGTCTGTTTCAACGAATAACGGAGTCTTATCCTGAACCATTAAGAGCCTCCGTTAAAGTGGCAATAATCTGTAAGGCTAGAGGCAAAGGTAGTATCATCATCAATAGTTCCTGTAATTCTCATATTAACAATATTACCGACAGTGGCATTCGTGTTTACTGCGCTCACTAGGTTAGCTACTCCTCCTGTTCTTGTGATCGTGACAAGAACATCTCCAGCAGGATTAACAAGTCTAAAAGCAAAACGACCTGAACTAACTTTATATAATAGAACCCTCCACTTGTTACCTCTAGCTCCCGAAGCTTTACCAAAGGTTCTTAGCTGAAAGGTAACAAAGTTACTTCTATCTTCATAGAACACGCAGGTTGCGCCCGTAGATGCTGACGTTCTACCTGCGTGTT